GTTACTTTTAGAAATAGTATCTGCTTGTGTATTAGTTGATGCATTAGTTTGTGAAATTACAGGTGAACCTCCTCCTCCTACTGCCAAAGGAGTATTTAAACGTTTTAGTATTTTAACTACAAATTTATATACTTTAGTTAAAACATTAATAATTCTTACAATAGTATTAATTAATTTAACAGTAGCTTGTATTTGAACAATAGCTTTATCAACTGCTTTTACTTGTTTAACTAAAAATCCAACACTTTCCTTAAATCTTTCAGGTTTAATTATACCTGCTAATTTTTTATTTATTTCGGCTTCTTGTCCTCCTAAAGCTAAAGTAGCTATATTAATTGGAGATAAGAAAGGAGTTAATTTTCTAGCAAATGATTGTAATATAGTAATTTTAGTTATTATAGACTGAGTTGGGTCTATAGTATCACTTGTGGCTACTAATGCTAAATTTACTTGTTGTATTGTTTTAGTTAATCCTTCTCCACCGGGTATAATTTCAATTAAATCATCAGGAGGAATTATATCTTCTAAAGCTAGTCTAATTTCTTCAATAGATGCTTGATATGATTGAATTCTATCTTTATATGCTTTATCTTTAGCTGCTATTTGTTCAGGTGTATCTCCAGATTGAGGAGTTTCACTTTCTAATCTTAAAGGATTTAAATTATCACCTGTTCTATTTACAAAGTCTAAAGCATCCTTTCCATATTTTAAAAGTTTAGCTTCTAAAAGTCCTCCAGGAGGTAAAGCTTTAGATATAATATATCCTAAAGGATTACAAAAATCAATAGAATTTATTTCACTTAAAACATTATTAATTTTAAATAAAATTTTAAGTATTGAATTAGTAGCCTTACTAATTCTTTTAGGAGCTACATCACATAATATTCTAGATAATCCTTTAGGTACTGCCATTATAATAAAAAGGTTTTTTCAGATCTAATTTTATCTAATAAATTCTGCAATTGTAAAGAATCAACCATTAAACTTTCTCCAGATACTGATACTGAAGGAATCCCTATACCATTACTATCTGTAGCATATGATAAACCTTCTCCTAAATTTATTAAGGCCTCTGCTAAAAAACTTAAAGCATCAAATAATTTTTCCCCTTTAATAGCGGGTTCTGGTTTATTAACATCTGTTTCTAATCCTAAATAAATTTTAGGTGAATTAATTATTAAATTGTCATCACTATTAAAATGAATAGTACCTGCTGAAGAGAAACTAATAGATTCCTTAGCAAATAACATTATAGAATCATCTTTAGAGTTAATAGTAACTCTACCAGAATTTAATATTAAATGATCTCCTAAGTAAGGGAATTCAGGTTTATAAGAAGATGCCATATTAGTTTAAGTTATCTGCTTGTTTAGGTGATACATCAGGAGAAGGGAATGGAGGATCAGGAATTTGTAATGAACTATTAAAAGCTGAACCTAGAGTTACACTATATGATTGTAAATTTTTAGAAGCGTAATCTAAAGGTATTTCTTGACCCGCACATAAGTAGATTGAAGTTCCATCATTATTAGGATCTTCATAAACAGGAACCCATGGATCCGGATTTATGTCAACATTAGATTGTCCATTTCTAATAATAGTAATAGGCATTCCAACATCACCTTGTGAACTCCAAGGATTGTTTATGGCTTTTTGCTTGGTTGTAGAAGAAAAACGAATTGAATTACCCCATCTTCCCTCAAATATTACATCTCCTTCTTCAGGTAATAAACTTCTTATATTTTCTTTTTCAGTAAATGTATTACCAAAATTTAAATTACCACCATTATATGTCTGGATATCAGGAAAAGCATTATGATGAATACTATTCCATAAACCAACTGTAGTTAAATAATAAAATGTTTTAGCATTGGGTTGCTCATTTAAATCATATGAAGGAGCATTTAATATTAAAACAATTTCTTCTAAAATAGGATATTTAGAAATATTATTGAATAAAGGCTTAGCTATTAAGTTAGCAGGTTTATCATTATCAGGTTTAGAATTTATAGGAGTAAATTTAATTGAGCCTAATCCAGCCCATCCTCCTGCTTCTCTAAAAAAATTAGTAGTTTTAGTCTCAGTTGACAAAACAATATCATTAACCCGAGCAAAGAAAAATAGACTTTTACCTCCATTTCCTTTACTCGATGCTATGTTTGATATACTACCTTGTAAACTAGGATATAAACTACTCATTTAATTTTCTTACAGGTATTTCTTCTACTTGCTTATCTAATTGATTAATAGTCTCTAATAAGGCTTGTTTCTCATCCTCACTAATCATTAAATCTTCTCCATTTGAAGTATTATTTAATGCTCTTTGAACAATACCAGCCATTTTAATTAGTAAGTCATCATTTTTAACTGATACATCTAAATAATCTTTAATAAGAGGAACAATTATAACTGCGTCACCAGCTGAATTGATAAAGGGTTTTAATTGTTCTATCATTATTCTAATTTCCTTTTCTTTAGTAGAGGAATTAGTATGTATCTCTTTTAATAAATCGGCAAAAGTCTTTTTACCAAATAAGACTACATTGTTAAAATCCATAATATATTTTTGTTATAAATATAGGACTTATAAATTTTTTAATAATTCAAGCTAACATACCCATAATCTAGATATTGGTAATGTAAACGTTTATAAACTTTCTCTAACCTTTTTATTATTTTAGTTATTTGAGGAGTATCTTGATCTGTTTGTTCTCTAATATAAATGTAAATTCCTTTCTTATTAAAAATATCTAAACTTTCTCTATGTTTAAAAAGTTGCATAATAGCATCGGCTGTTTTAGCATCTTCAATCTCTGGAAATACTCTGAATAAGTAAAGGTCCATATATTGGATAAATTTATCTATAAAATAATTTTCACCCATTAATGGATCATCTATGCTTTCAGAATCATTTACTATATTAGAAACAATAGTTCTATCTTCATCTATATCAGCTACTTCTGCTTTGCCTTTTAATTTCTCATAATTTTTATTATTATAAAGAATTAAATAACGTTTAGCAATAGTACCAAAATAAGAATAAGCTTTACCTTTTGACTGGTTATATAAATGAAGTTTTTCAAGTAAAAATGCTGTCACTTCATGTTGTAATTCAGCTATTGTTTCTACTTCAGTATAATAAAATTTAAAAGTATGAATTATATTTTCAGTTAATTTATGAAAAGCATATTTAATACGTTCATTATAAATCTTATTTCGAGTATGTTGATCTGTTGTAGTTAAATATTCTACAATAGCATCTTCTGTATCTTGAGTAAAGTATTGCTTTTTTTCTTTAGGTTTTCTCTTTCTAACTGTTCCTTTTTTAGTATATTGAACTTCTGTTTCTTCTTGTGGAACATGAAGTATTTTAATTTCGGAATTTAATACCTCCATATTATTTGATAAATTTGATATAATCCGAAAGTGCTTCTTGGATTGTTTTTAAATTAGTAAAGAAAAAACCTACTTCATCATCTGATTGAAATAATTGTTTAGAGTCAATTTCTTTAATTTTATCTTCTGAAGTCTTTACTAGATCATAAAAATCAAGAATGTATTTTTCTTGTACGTTTATAGTATTTTCTAGTTTTTCTACTTTTCTAAGTAAATTCCAAATAATGTATCCTATAACTCCTAGAACAATTACTCCAATATTAATATAAATTAATATCATATTATATGTTATTTAATAAATTTGCAAACGGTGCGCTTGCGTTAGACAATTTAGGCTGTTGTTTTATTGTGGGTTTAGACGCTTTAACTTCTACTTTCTTTTCACCTCTAAATTTAGGTAACCATTCTCTTTCAAACTCAATACGTGAAGCCATTAAATCAGCCTGATGTAAGATGTAAGGTAAAGATGTTCTAGGTTTTTGTCCTGGATTAAATGTAGCTAAATACTTTTTATTTCCCTCATCATAAATACCATCATGTATCTGAATTGCTACCATTTCATTAAAAGTATAAGGAATACTATTTTGTTGAAGTAAAAATAAAGAACGATCTGGAACTGAGGCAAATGCTAAAGCATCATTAAACATATAATCCTCTCCTAGTTTATCTTTTCTCCATTGGTCAGTCTGAGGGATATATGATTCATGATTTTCATCTCCTATTTTACCTAAGTCATGATTTAAAGCTGAAAATACTAATTCTTCAGTAGTATAAGTACCTTGATCTACTCCCATTTCATTCCATACCTCATTTAATTTAAGAGCACCATCTATAACTCTTATAACATGATCAACATATCCTCCAGGAAAAGCATTATGATATTCTTTTTTATATGAAGCAGGCATTAAAGCAATACGTTCTTGATATTTCTCATAAAATTCTTTTAATTGAGTACATCTTGGCTCAGTAATATAAGTATCTATTCTAGATATTAGAGTACCCCAATTATCATTTATTTTTTCAGCTGTTAAATTCATTTTTTATTTCTGTTATTATTTGATTAATATTATTATAAATTCTAATGTTAATTGAAGTTAATAATTCTGTTTCAGATAACCAAACTATAGAACGATCAGAACTATGAAGTATTACCATTGGATATTTAGTACATTTATAAGTATCCTCAATCATATCCCCTATCTCACTATTCCTACTTACATCTATATTCCTGTACTTTATCTCTTCATTATCCAATTTACCCTCCAATTCCTCACAGTACCTACATCCCTCTATCGTGAACGCTATTATCTCTTTATCTCTCATCTTTGTTCATTTTCTTTTCCCGTACTCCAAAAATACGAAATGTTTTCCTGCAAGCCAAGCCTTTTTGCAGAAGTCTTTAAAAGTCTTTTATTCTTTTGCATTATCCTCAAAAGGTTGGATATTAGGTTGGTCATTTGACTCTTCATATACCTTATCATCATTTAACATATAGTGGTTAATCTCCATTATTCTGCCCTGGATTTGCGGAGATAGTAATGTAAGATAATCTCCAAATTCATTATTCAATTCAGAAATTAATTTCCCCATTTCTTTTTTATTAAAACCTTTCTCTTTAGATATAGATTCAACCATATTCAAAGTTTGCCCAATAACATGTTCCATATACGGAACTAATTGTTTATCTAAATTATTCTCCATCAGTTAATTCTTTTATAAGGTAATAAACTACTATAGGATGAAGGAAAAGAGTAAAGAGAAAATCCCTAAACCATGTTCGATCTACAGTATCATTTACAATTGTCATTATTAAAATTATAGAGGACATAAACAACCCCACTTGTAAATACGCCTTAACACAAATCCATATATACAACAAAATCACACTACTCATAATAAACCCCTTTATCTGTTTTAAATTCTTGTCCTAAATCCTCAATAACTTTAATAGCCTCGTTTAAGGAAATAGAGAAAAATTCCCTAGATGATCCTTGAAACGAATTCATACGTAGATGCTCTAAAGTTTTATGTACTACACTCTCCACTTTATAATCATCAGACACAGGTAAAGCCCAACGCAGTTGCCATTCAGAGACTGTTCCTGACCCGTTAACTTTAGTTACACGGTAAGTAGGTTGAATTGCTTTTCCTATTTTACATATATTTGGATATGCCTCATTAGTAAGTATGTACACATATTTACCTTTATTAAAAGATTTTTCTAATACATAAGCACTACTAGGAGTTTTACCATATGAGTAAGACCAGATAGTAGTAGGAGTATCTCCTTGTTCTTGATGTTTATATTCTATAACATAATCGAAATCAAGAAATTCTATTAGTTTGTGAAGAGGAACCTTTTTAAATTTTTGTTTTAATTTTTGGAAATTTTCTTTCCATAAAGAAGAATTGGAATTTTGGTTTAAAGGAGTAACTACTCGATCTGTATCATAGATAATTAGATCGCCGTTAATTTCCATTTCTTTAGCCTGTGTATATTGGATTATTTTAGACATTAGGAGAAATTTTATAATACAATTGCTTTAACTACTTCAACGTTAGTTCCATACTGATGATCTTCACTTACCATTTCATGGTTACCATAATACCATGCTGGATTAACATGAAGTGCCAAATCAATAACATTAGGAGAATCTTTACCTACAGGCCATTCTATATCGTCATAGCCTCCTTCGTAACCACGAGTTACAACTCTTAGTTCAGAATCTAATGTGGAAAGAGTCTCTATTAGTTCTTTAATATTCATTATACTTTTTTTATTCCTGTTACCATTAGAGATTCAAATTCTCCTTTATCATTAAACATATGTTGGATAAACTTTATTTTATAATGTCCTCCACGTTCATGTAGAGTAATTGTTTCTTTTAATCTAGGTCTTATCATTTCGGTTTCAATGTCGTGTTCTACCCTTCCTTGAAACATTAGTATTAATCTTACTTTTATCATAACTTATTTATTAAAAGTCTCGTTATAGTATTTTTCACCTGTTAAAATATAAGTGTAATTAGAAACACCACCTGATTTTTTTTGTTGATTACCATGTGCATCAATAATCTGTTGCTTTTCCATTTCTTTGGCTTGTGTAACTTCTGAACCATAAAATTCAAGAAATGATTTATCATGCTTAGTCATAATTTCATTCACTAACCATTCTACTGCTGTTTGCTACATAACTATCTTATTTTAATTTCCCAAACTCTAATCATCTTTAAACTTCCGTCGTGTTTAAAATTACCTAGGTACTTATAAATCCCTATATAGGCATATTTCTTTTCTAATTCAAATGTTTCTGGGTTGTAGTGATCATGAATTATGATTGTATAACCTATGAACATAACTAATTTATAATATAATTTTCTCATAATAATTAACATACGAAGAAAAGGTTAGGAAGCCAAATAATCCCTAACTTTAGGCTAGGGATTAACAGCTTCAACTAATTTATTAGTTTAAGTAGTATATATGCTCGACTTCCCAAAAAACTTTTTTAAAAGAGATTTTTACATTCTAGGAAAAACTTTCCAAAAGGGTTATTCCCACTCTTCAAATTCTTCTTCTGAATGTTCATCATACACTCCATCATCAATATCATCTAAGATAATATCCAATTGGGCTTGAGCGTCTTCCATGGGAGAAACAACGTTATTCTCGATTTCCCTTACTAAATCACCATTATCGATATCATTTAATAAGTTGGTTAGATCTTCCAATAGGAGAACAAGCGTTTCACTCATAGAGGTTAAGGTTTTGATCTGTTTCATTTTATTTAATTTTAATTTCCTATAAGTATATGGAATAGGGGGAGACCTACATTTGTTTTAGTATATGAGTATATATGAGGGCCTGGGTGAAAGATCGTTTTCGATCTGAAAGGTGCGGAAATTTTACACGTGTTCGACACCATCTCGTGTACGGACAGCAACGACGTGTGGGCATTCGACACCAACCCGTGCCCGTTCGTGTGTGGTGCATGCCCGTTCGGGTAGGGTGTCCCCTCAAATTTTATTTCAAAAAAAAGTAAAAAAACGGGAGTTTAACTAACTCCCATTCCTTCGTACATCAATAACGAATTACACACGTAACGTTGTAATTGATTAATATTAGTACATCTGCTAACGTTATTCACAATAGTATTTTTATCTACACCGTCTATACCTTTACTGGTGATAAATTCGGTGATGAATACCTTGGCTTGGTTAACATCTTTCATTGTAAATACGTTGTTGGCGATTTGTTCAAACACTGATTTAATTTGCACTTTTGCTTTCATAACTTATTATTATTTAATTATTATAATATAATATACGAAGAATATTTATACACTCCAAATAATGTTTAATGGTTTTAATTAACTTGAAAAATTATCTTGAACGTCATTTTCTTCTTTACACTCAATTAATACAACTTTTTCAAATACATCTTCATCCTCATTATTTATACCAACAAACATTTCAAAATCATCTAAAATTTCATCTTCACCAAACTCCATTTTATATACCCAATCAGTATGGTCGGTGTATTCTAAAATTACTCTTTGGTTAGGATCACACTTACTTAATCTGTCAATTAAATCTTTTACTTTCATAACGTTTATTATTTATTAATTATACCTTAATATACGAAGCTATTTTATACTTTCCAAGCCAGGTATTATAGAACTAATATATAAGTTAACAATACAAACCAAACACATATAACAATTATTGTGGTGGGTAGTGATATTGGAGTATCTAACCTTAAATACTTTAAAGAATAAATTTTATTTATACCCCAGATCCCAAAATACTTAACATTTAATAAAAACTTTTTCATAACATTTATATTTTTAAATTATAATTAAATATACGAAGAAATTTTATACCCCTTATATCTTTATTTAAAATGGTTTTAAGAGTGTATATACGAGGTGAGTTGGTTAAAAACTCATTCATGACATACACGTGGGTGCGGAACCCTGTTCCCTGTATTCACCCTAACTCATTCCGGTTTCCATATACAACACACCCCCATTATATTAACTTAGGAACATTTGTTCATTGTTATATTATATTAGGAGGTGTATTCCACATTATATTATTTAATACTTAAAACAAAACCTAGTACCATTAGTACCATATAAACTTTTACCTCTATTCTCTTTAATAAAATCATAAGTAAATCCTTTTTTACCCATTTTATCTTTTATTATATTAATTTGTTCTTGAGTTAGGTATACACCCATAAATTTTACTCCTACTCTTTTTAAATTAACATCATCCCCATTTTTTAAATTATAAGTATCGGAGTAACATCCAGTATACTTTATATTTAATTCTTCAAAAATAGATTTTAATTCACCTGTAACTGTACCTTTTCTCATAACTATATTATTTATTAATTATAAATTTAATATACGAAGTTAATTTATACACTCCAATTAAAGTATTAAAAATCATTTTTCAACATTTCATTTATTTTTTTCATCAATTCTGTCAACATCACACTTGTACGTGTAGTTCTATCGAATTGTGCTTCATGTAAGTGGTTTATTAATTCTTTCACCACCATATGTTTTTCGGTCACTAACTTATTCTCGGCATTCATTTGCTCTAATGTCATAACTATATTATTTTATTATTATGATTTAATATACGAAGTTATTTTATACTATCCAATTGCTGTTTTAGGTTCTTCGAACCATATTATATCCACACTACCCTCTCTCCAATCAGTACTGATCATCACTCCTTCCACTTTATTTCTATCACTCGGGTTTATGTTTCTCCATTTCGCTATATAATCATATTTTTCTTTACATGCGAATCCTATTGGTTCATCTCCACACATGCTTCCTATCATGTACCCCATCTTTCTCAAGCGTTCTTCAGCTTCATGAACCGATGCGAATGTACCTTCTACTTTGACGTTATCACGTCTTACAATTTCTCTACCTAAATAAGTTGTATTTAACATAACCTTTAAATTTTTAATTATTAATATGATTTAATATACGAAGTTAAAATATAAGGGCCAAATACATGGCCCTTTATTATTATTCAAACACTACTAGGTCTTCAAACTTATGCTTAACAGTTACTTTCTTAGTCATCACATACACAAACCCACTAAACCATTTATTTGATACCTCATCTACATTTAGGTGATAGTCATCTGTTAATGTTCTTTCATCAATATTACTTCTTATTTGTTTGGAAATTGTTCCATCATGGAAGTAATAAGTTGAACTACCTTTGTCGTTGTGAATACCTTTTACTCTAAAAGGTGTACCGTTTTCAAATTCTTGTCTTGTCATAACATTATTATTTATTAATTATGTCTTAATATACGAAGATTATTTTAACTCCCCAAATACTCTCATTTGAGTTTTATTCTTGAATATCGCATAAATCCTGTGATAGAATATAATCATATAAACAATCCATCTTTCTTTCAAATGGTAAATTAGTAATCCATGGTTGATCCAAATACTTTTGAATAAATACATCTGTCAACTCATCTAGATTTACATAACCATAATTCTTTTCAAAGTATTCTCTAACTTCTTTCATAACTATATTATTTTAAATTAACAGATTTAATATACGAAGAAAAAATATAGGACCCAATACTGGGTCCTACTTTATTAGTACTCAAAATCTTTAATATCAAATTGTGATACAAAATCAGCTTGAAATTCTTCATTAATGATTTTATAAAATTCATCATTAATTAATTTCTGTAGATCAATTCCTAATTCAGTATGGAAATCTCTTAACTTTTGCATTCCCTTATAACCATCAATCGGCATACCCATGTATGTGGTATTTTTGTAATCCATGAAATCAAAATCACCAGTTAAATACCCTGATTCTCTGTCTTTGTAAACAAACACTTGACATTCAGCATCCATTTTTACTTGTCCTACTTCAAGTGGAAACTCCATACTCATCATTAATGTTTTGTGAGTAATTTTTACTTTAATTTTTGTCATAACTTTATTATTTTTTATTATTAATATGCTTTAATATACGAAGAAATTTTATACTCCTTATTTCCCTATTTGAGCACTTTTTAAAGTTATATTTTTAACTTTAACTTTAGTACCATCTTTTAATTTAAGTGTAGATGTTTTATCACCTAACTCCATTAATACACCTAATTTTAAGTGATTTGAACGATTTCTACCATAGTAAACACAACCTATCACATAACATGATTTAGGTTTAAATTTAGGCTGATTTTTGTATAATTTAACGTATTTTTTATTGATTACTGTATGTTTTTTCAATATATACTGATTAATGGTTAAGGGATGGGGTATAATATCATCATTATACCCCTTTTAATTTAATTACTCTGCTTTTACTTGTGCTGGTCTACCTCTCTTTAATTCACCATTTGCACGTTTAGCTTCTAATTCCATTCTGCGTTTGTAAGCTGCACTTTCAGGATTTGGTTTTCTACCTAATTTAAGAGTACCTTTAAGTGATAATCTTATTTGGCGATTACTTCCTTCAACAACCGGTCTACCTTTTCTTAATTCACCAGCAGCTCGTTTTGCTTCTAATTCAGCAATTCGTTTTTGTCGGTTACTGTTTTCACTTACTGGTCTACCTTTACGTTTTACCTCTGTCACAATAAAGTATTGTGAATTGAGTAATTCTTGTAAATACTCTGTTTTACACTGATGTGCTGGTTTTTCTGTTGTTAAACCTAGTTTTTTTACTTCTGCGATAATTTCATTTCTGTTCATAACCTTTAAATTTTAATTAAACTTATTTTTATTTTTTTAACATTCTAAATATACGAAGCTATTTTATAGGGGCCAAATACATGGCCCCTCATTTTAATTATTGATACCTAAAGATATGAATAAAGATTCTATTTCAAAGAACTCAATCAATTGTTCTTCAACACAATCTCTAATTGCATCAAAATTAATTGGAACGTCTGTTACTTCAATTTTTCTATCCCAACCTAATTCAAATTCAACATCTTCAAAATTAACGATGTTATCTCTTTGAGCTTCTTCTTCAATTGCATTAACAATACTTCGAGTAAGTTCTCTAACTTGATCGAAAGTAAGTTTAGCAGTTGCTTGTTGTTCTTCTTCTTCAATCTTTTCGATAAGATTGATAACTTGTTCTACTGAATAGAATCCAGGCATTTGACTTTTTAATAAATCGATTGTTTGCGTTTTGTTCATAACTTTATTATTTTTAATTATTAATATGATTTAATATACGAAGTTAATTTATACTTGCCAAACGGGGTATTAAAATTCCCCATCACATTGATCATAATAAGCATTCCCTATTGCTTCTAGTTTATCTTCTAGTAATTCAGTTACATCCTGACCCCCAATAAATGCTTTTTCAATACAGAATTCACCTCCCTCATCAGGATAACCTGGATCACCATTGTCCATATACATTCTACCTCTTACTAATGGTTCATAGTAATATTCAATATCAATATCTACTCCCCAATAATTGATTGTTCCTTGTCCTTTTGGCATAACTTTATTATTTTAAATTATTTAAAGAAGTCTCAGCCTCATTTTTATTAAGAAATATTTCTATTCGATCATATCCCGGTATCCCAAATATAATAAAACCTTTACATAAAATGTACCCTGTATAATATTTACCTTCATAGTAGTATGAAATTGTATTTATAAAATACCCTGTATTAGTATTAAATAAACCCTTAATAAATTTTTTCATAATCTTTTATATTTTTAATTATACTTTAATATACGAAGCTAATTTATACACTCAAAGAAACTAAATAAGGACTCTTATTAGAATCCTTTTTATGCTTTTCATTACGGTTGTATTTCTTCTTGTTCTTTTGAACCATGTGTTTAGATGCAGCCCATCTTTCTTGTAATGTAAATTGTACTACTTTCATTTTATTATTATTTACATCTAAATATACGAAGAAATTAATTAACTGCCAAACTTAACTAAAAGTTACCCATTTACCCTCTAGAGTATAAACATAACCATACTTTTCAGATACATAAAATGTGTCTAATGAAATATCAACTCGGGCCGGTTTTAATTCTTCACCTCTATCTCTATGATAAGCTACTGTTACACCTTCTTTAGGGTTGTTAAATGAATGTTCATCCATTGTAGCTATGTTCTCACCTAATATACTAATATCACCTAAATTAATTAGCATGTTTAGTTTTTGTCGGTTTGAGTAATGCTCTTCTAATGTAGCTCCTACTCCATCAGGGTTACCATCCCAGTGACAATAGATTGAACGTATTGTTCCATTCTCGTCTTGAATTCCAATTCTACTTCTTGTTGCCATAACTTATATTATTTTTTAATTATACTTTAATATACGAAGACTAATTTAATAAGCCTAATACTCCTCTTCGTCCTCAATTCCCATTTCACTTCTAAACTCCATATAAGACATCATGTCTTCAGGGTGAGCAGTTTGTTGATACTTTTCCCAAGCTTCTCTACATTCTTTTTCTGTCATAACCTTTATTATTTTTATTATTAATATGATTTAATATACTAAGTAATTTAATACTATCCAAATTTTTTATAAGTTATTTTTTATTAAGTAATTCATAAAACATCTCATCTTTTTCATCCGTCCACCCATGTCCATAATCTTCTAATTCCTCTTTAGTGAGGATAAAGGAGTTCATAAATGTTTGAACTTTACTTTCATTATAAAATTCCTCCATCCAATATTTTCTACCATATTCATCTTTCAATTCTTGAATTAATAAAGAATTTTCTTTAATAAATTCAGTCATTTTCTGTTTTATTACTTTAGGTTCCATAACATTTGTTTTAACTTATTAATATGCTTTAATATACGAAGTCTTTTTTAATTAACCAAATAATGTAAATAGCCCCTTTCGGGGCTAATCACGGGTATAATTAAAAATAATAAGTGGTTATGAAACACTTATGTTGTAATAGTAGTCAGGACAGGAATCGAACCTGTATGTAAACCTTTTATCAACTTACCCTTACTAAATCGTTTCTGTACAACCTAATTTAGATTTATGGTGGTAGTTTACTCGTAAGTATAATTGCGTAGCGTCTACCAATTCCGCCACCTGACTTTTTTATTTAATAATTTGCTGAATTTTTACCGTCAGCACTTCTATATAAAGTATAAACTAATTCTTCTTTTAGTTCTGTTACTTTACAATCTTGAAGATTCCAACCTTGAGATTTTACATCAGCAAATAATGTTTCTTTTGTTGAACGAATTTGATTGAATTTTTCCTTTTTAGTATTGATAACCTGTAATGTCATAACTTTTATTTTTAATTAAACAATTTATTACCCATCTCCATAAACTCAGTAAACTCCTTTGTACCCATTTCTAACATTAATCCCTGATATAACTTATGATACTCAGTATTTAATTCAACTCGTTCTTCAAGTGAACGATACTCTTTATTATCAATTTTCCAATTAACATCTAGTAATTGACTAAATAACTCTCTTGCTTTTTCTGTTTTAAACATAACTTATTATTTTTAAATTAACAGTTTAAATATACGAAGACTATTTTATTTAGCCAATTACTTTATTTAATTTTCTCCATTAGGATCTCTTAAATCTTCAACCTCATCCTCCTCTTCATCATCATAAAACTCACAATGTTCATAACAATCAGGACAAATGTCTATATCACCAGCATATTCTGAATATGCTCCACAGCAATCACTAACTAAGCTCATAATTACTTTACATGTTTTTGTTTGTTAGCAGTAAATTCTAACACATCATTTAAATTGATATGTCTGAATCCTTTTTTCTTCATGTCATAGACCGTTAATAGGTTTTTTTCTGATGCTTCAAATGGTAAACCAACACCTTTGACTCCCTTACGAACACCTCTCATAGCGTTCATTTTTCTGACCTCCTTTGTTGTACGTTTAATGAACGTAACTGAAAAGATTCGCTTGTTAGCTGTTTCTTGTAATAATTTTTCTACTATCATAACTTATTATTTTATTAATTATGTCTTAATATACGAAGTTAAATTTAATTAGCCAATTCTTTTTTAATAATAATATTAGCATATCCTACTACCTGATCAGTTACTCTACCTACATTTACACCTTCTTCTCTACCTTCTTGACCACCATGTGCCCATGTAAATACAGCAGTTGCTTTTTTACCTGAAGGTGAGAAATCAATTAATTTAATGCTGTTAACTCTAGGAGTGTAATTATGTTTTAAGTCAATATAAGCTGTTTCTTTAAATTGAATTCCTCCATTCTTCAAATCGAATGCAATTTTCTCTTTACTAATAACTGAGATTTTTTCATCTAATTCTCTAATAGCTTTGTTTATTAGATTCATTTGATTATAACTTCTTGTAAACTCATCTTTAAAAAGATTTGAAGTATAATTGGCAGTGTCAACTATATCATGTTGACGCTTTAATACAACATCAGCTATGTCACCTAATATTCTCAATCTCTTTAATTCCCATTCATCATCTCCTTTTGTTGAAGTTGTATAATAAGATAAATCAACTCCATCATAACGTTGCCCTTCTTCAAAATATCTTTCTCTTAAATAAAGGGTAAATAATTCCTTTCTACGATTTAACTCGGAGTGGTCCATTTTAAAATAAATAGATCCTCTTGTTACCTCAATGTAAACATCGGGATTGAACCCTTCAAAGTAAGGGATTAAAGCATCACTCATTGCTTGTTCCTTTCTTGTGTAGATTTCAGATCTAGCTTCTTCTAGTTCATTCTTTTGTGTTTTGAAGACAGCTTTTTGTTCTTCTAATGCTTGAATTACTATCATAACCTTTATTTTTTAAATTATACTTAAATATACGAAGTTAAATTTTACAAGCCAAATATGTTATATAACCTTTTAGCACCTGTAAACCCGTACTCACCATTTAATTTTGTATGTAAATCAAAATCGAGATGTTTATTCCATTTATCAACAGTTTCCTTAGTACAACCCTTTAATGTAGTAGCAACTTGTGTTACCTCATTAGCAATTACTTTAGGCAGTTTATTACTTTCCCGTTCGTATTTTGACTCGTATGATTTACTTTCTTTATCAGGGTCTGATAATCGTCCTGATATGTCTACAATTTTGTATGATTCTACTCTTGGGTTTGCTAAGAATTCTTTTAAATGTTCAACTAGAATTTGACGTTTGTCATTTTTAAAACTAACAATGTTGTATGTTAGTGCTTGTTCACTGTCTTTGTACTTAACTATTACTTTTCTCATAACTTAATTATTTTTTATTAAATTCTTCTAATTCTTCTCTCTCCTCAAACACATACCTAACCTCCTCTATTGGTTGAGACATTACTAATTGTTTTAGCATTTGGTCTTGCATACCTACCTTCTCTAGAATGTATTGCATAGTTTCACCATCAACACTTTGACCATTATATGTTAAATGTTTTAGAGTTTTGATAATGTCTTTTACTTGACTTTCAATATAAGATGATTGACTCATTAGATGAGTAATAGGTTCTACATCTACAAAGTAAGATTTAAAGTAACCTCTTTCATCATAAGTAATTTTTAATGATTTACCATCTTCAGTAGTTAATGTTATAGAATTTGCATCAAATACTTCAATAACATCCACAAAGTCTAATTCAAATTCAGTGTGTGTACGATTTGATGCTTCAATAATAAAATAATCTACATCTTTAAATAATTTTTCCATAACCTTTTATTTTTAATTATGCCTTAATATACGAAGTCAAATTTAAGGGGCCTAATACTAGGCCCCTTTTTATTAATTAACTAAATATGTCTCAGCTAATTCCCATAATTTGGTATTCATTTCAACGTCCTGTGTGAAATTCTTAACCGCTCGTGCTTTTCTTGGTTTACCTTTAACACCTAAGTAACTAAACCCACCACTTGTTAATTTTTCCTGCACTCGATTCAATACAACCCAAACATTATTACCAACATCTTCCTTACGTTCAGCTACTAATAAGTTTTTAATTTCTTCATCATTTAGTTGTTTTTCTTCTCCAAAACGAGCCTCAACCGCCTTAATAGCAAACTCATGTTGTTGTTCAGGTGTCATTTCAACTTGTGAGAACTTGTTTAAGTTAGCAACTACAGTTGGTAATTCCTTTACCATGTTATTGATGTGAACTCTTAAGTCTTCAAATGTGTAACCCATGTGTTTCATTTTGAACCCACCAAAGTCCTTTGATTTAACAACTAAACCATTTTCACATACAAAACGAAACACACCCATTTCAAACCTAACAGCTGTGGAACCATCATGTGAGTTGATTAACAATAATGTTGGAACCATATCAGCTTTACCCTCCTCATCATTAATAACAATATCAGGATTAAAAAACTGAATTAAGTGTTTAGCTGTTTGAGCATTTTTCTTTCTTGCTTTAACAGTTTTAACATTAAATGGAAACCATCCTAATGCTTCCATGTCCTCAACAATAGTGTCTGTTGGAATGTGAACATACTTGCTAGTTAAATTTGAACTAACTACATGATTGAATGTTTGAGGTGCTAATGATTTTAACTCCTCTTTTGATAATGCTTTTAAACTCATAACCTTTATTTTTAAATTAATAATACCCTAATATACGAAGAAAGGCTTTAAAAGCCTAATCTTCTTAAAACCCTCTTAAAAAACCCAATCTTAACTTCTTCTTTAGGTAACAATCCTTTAAGATAAGTTGTAGTGCACATGTGAGCAGGTTTGTTTGTTTTAATACCTAACTCTTTTACTTGACTAATAATCTGCTTTCTTTCACTCATTATTTTACTCCTTTAGATTTGTAATGATCAGCTTTGCTGAATTTAGTTGTTGATTGTTCTACTTTTGTTTTAGGCTGATTTAATGTTGGTAACCAGGCCATTAATTGCTCATACTTATTTTTTGATGATGTTTTAGACATACTATTCTATATTAATTGTTCCCACTATTTCGTTGTACTTGGCATTAACTAATTCTGCTCTAATTTCCTTAATTTCCTTAACATTTTCTACTCCTACCTTTCTAATGGCTGTTTGAAGATTAACATAAAGTGATGGATGAACTTTTCCTGTTTTCAATAATATTTGATAATATTTTTCTGTCATTATTTATTATTTGATGATTTAAATATACTAAAAAATTTTTAATTCTCCTAATCTTCTCCAGGTCTTCTTTTAGAAACCCAACTAAACCCTGCTAATCTATCTTGAATAACAGTTTTTAAATCAGCTAACTTATTAGTTCCATACAGATACACATCACCATCATATTCCACGTTGTTTATACGTCGTTTTCCTGTGAATGAACGGAATTCTCTTGCGGTTACTCTATACCAATCCTTTAAGTTAGGCATAAACACTTCTAAATTAGCAGCAGTCTCAAATTCGTATTTGAGTTTTTCAGTATTACCTGTTTTTTCCATTTTTACGTATGTCTTTTGTTATACCTTGTATAATTAAAGTAAAACCTATTACAAATCCACTTAAAACTAATCCTGCTGCTATCGCTCCTACTATTGCTCGTATCATATTAATGTCTTCTTTTAAATGTGATTGTATCGTTTTGTGTTACTCTTAGTAGTTGTTTATCCTTAGTGAGAATATATTCACTATCTATAATTTGTAATGTAGAAGGATCAATTGTCTCTACAGCCATTCTACCTTTTTTATTCCTACAAACATAAACTGTAGCATATAAAATTCCTCCACCTAACTTACCATCATGATCTGCTTTAAATTCAGTTACATATGCTTTACCACTCTCTTTATAGATGATAATTTCCATATCAAATTGTTGTGGGTTAACTGATTCCCAATGATAAAAGTATCTACGGTCAAATGCTTTATTTTTTCGTTGTGTATTACAAGTTAAACTTAGTAATACTATTATTGTTAATATAAACTTATTCATAACTAGCTCTATCAATATTAATTACTTTAGGAAAACGTAATGAACCGTCAGTTGTTTCTTCAAAATACTTAACAGTTGCTAACTTACCTATTAATTTGTCTTTATTAGCCCAAACCTCCTCTAAGTACTCCATTGTACCATTAATAGTAGCATCAAATTTAACACCAATTGATGTTTGGAATGACATTGTAGCGGCTTTATTAGCAAACTTACCTCCACCTTCATTAATGGATAGTATTTTAAACTCTTCATCATGAAACGTTTTATGTTTCAATAAACCATTTGAACGTTTATTTTCATAAAACGAATCAGGATATCTTAGTATTTGACCTTCAAAACCCTGTTCAATATAATGACTTAATTGTTCCATAACATGTTTTTCATCAGGTAATTCAAAAGTTGCTATTACATGAAACATAAATGGGTCTAAATTAAATTCTTGTTTTAATTCAATTAAATCCTCATATCGTTCTTCATAACCCTGATCCTTATCATTAATTATGTCATACATCCAATACTCAATGTATTTAGCTGATAAGTCTAAATCACTTTGTGTTGGTTTAGTTTTTCTAACACATGAGATAATTGTGTTAAAATCAACGTCCCTATTTGAAGTATATAATTCGCCATCTAATACTAGGTCGGGTTGATTCTCAAAGATATGCTTTAGATTCTCGAATATATGAGGCGCAGATATAATTTCTTTACCATTACGGGACCACATTCCATCAGATTTAACTATACATCTAACACCATCTAGTTTAGGTTGAGATAAGATAGGATATTTAACTTTATCTTTACGTTTATCATAGTCTTGAGCTAACATTGGTTGAAAAAACACTTTCTTATCACAGTCATTAACATCCTCCCAATAACCTAAATCCTTACGTTTCTGCCATAACGCTTGTGCTTCAGCTAATGCTTGCTGTTCAGCAGTGGTTCCATTTTTTTTACCTACGTTTTTAGGAGAACATGTTGTCCAATCACCTGTAAACATTTTCATTCCTACAAATCCAGTTGTAGTTCTAAACATATGACCATCAACTTCGATTTGCCACTCATTAATGTGGTCTTTACTGTTTGAACGCTTATACAGCGATGGAAATTTTATCATAACCTTTATTTTTAAATTATAATTTTGAAAAACCTTTAATTATTATTTTAGAATTATTAAAATGCTCTAATGTAAAAGTACCATCCTCATTTTGGGAGATTTTCATTATTATACGTTCATTAATCCATTGAACACTCCCGTCTTTTAATTTAATTTCCCACATAACTTATTGTTTTAAATGTTTAACTAATGCTGATTTGTAATCCATATCATGGTTAAGCCTATCTTGAGCTAATATTCGCTCCTGATTAGCTTCCCACCATAATTGATACTCTTTAGATGCTGGTGATTTTGTACTATCTGTCATAACTTTTTATTTGATTTAATATACGAAGAAAAATTTAAGGGGCAAAGCCCCCTAATTCTAATAAATTGTATTTGATGAAGTAGTAGTTAAATCAATATTAACTGCTTGCTCACTTAATATTTTTCTAACGTAAATGTCCGGGTCGTTAATTACTGAGTTACAAGTTGATATGGCTTGCTTAGCTTTATCAATTAATTCTTGTTTTAATTTATCAAACCCTACTTGTAGTAATTCAGGTAATTCCATAGCGCAATCACCCCATCTAGCCATTAAGAATCTGTCTTTCTGCCAACCATATTGTTTTTCTCTAGCATTATCACTTGAGTAATTCCACCCAATTAATAATGGATCAGGTTCAACATCATTATACCAAATTTCATATCCTTCGTACATGTTATTATCTTTAGCAAACTTTAACACTTTTAATACCTCTACAGGTATAGTAGATTTTCTATAATTTCCTACCTCAACATGTTTAGGACATATAGCATGTAATTGCTTAGTCATAGCTAAGTTTAGAAAAGCATATACATTTGGTACTTTCTGTTCTTGAGATTGCTCAACAGTTTGTAATCCTAATTCAGCAGTTAACTCATGATACTCTGCTAACTGTTCTTCATTTAAGATTAGAGCTTCATTTTCAGGCTCTCTGTAAATTTTAACTTCCATAACTATTTTTCTTTAACTATTTCTATTAATTTTTTAAGACATTCAAG